TAGATCTTCACGCTCATCTGTATCGAGCCGCAAAAACCCACCTTGTCTGAAACGAATCAGTGCTTGAACACAAGCATCAACCAAGTCATCATGGTCAGCGTTCGGAAACGCCGCCATCTGCTCAACTAACTCGTGCGCCCACCTCGTATCAGGTGCCCATACTTTACCCGACTTGAACAAATCAGTCACCGAGTTTAGACGCACAAATTTATCATTACCTCTAGATGGGGTGTATTCACTAACAACTATCCCCATCCGTCTTAATTCAAAAATCAACGGTGCTCCTGCGGCTTTAGCCTCCACAACAAAAGCATCTGGCTCCCAATCCTTATAGTGCTCGTAAGCTTTCTCCTTCAATTCAGGGAACTCCATCCTCTTCTGGAAAGCATCGAGCAAAATAATATTGATGTCTTCTGGGTTTTCATTCAAGTGAAACACCCCAAGAGTCACACAGGCGGAATAGTCTGATCTCTCATTCTTAGTAAACGCAGTATCCCAACTCTGGATAATAAATTCACACTTAGGAGGATCCTCATGCTCCCAAATCTTCCACCACTCCCGTTTAACTAAAGCACCCTCTTCTCCCGTAGGGTTCTGCTGATACTGAGCATTCCACTTAGAAGGAGGAAGTTCTTCTCTCAGAGCTTCTAACTCCTCTAAACTCCAGAACTCTGGCCATAAAGGTTTCCCACTGGGCATGATTGCTGGCAGTTCTATAACTTCCCACTCTTCCCCTTTATCCCTACTGGCTGCATCTTTAATGATCCTACCAGTCAGGTCTTTCTCCGACCAACGGGTCATCACGACAACAATAGCCCCACCCGGCTGGAGACGCTGACGAGGGCCAGAGGTGTACCACTCGTAAACTTTATCAAAAACAGTAGGATCCCCTTGAGCTAAAGCCGCTTCCTGTTCAGAGTGGGGATCGTCAATGATTAGTAGATCCGCACCTTTTCCGGTAACAGTTCCCTGTACGCCGATAGCAAAGTACTCTCCGCCCCCACTGGTCGCCCAGCGGCCAGCAGCTTTACTGTCCTGTCTCAAAGCAACGTTAGGAAAAATCCTAGAGTACTGTTCTGAATCTACTAAGTTCCTAACCTTACGTCCAAACCCCACCGCGAGATCAGCGGTGTTAGAACACTGGATAACCTTCTTATTCGGGAAACGGCCAAGAAACCATGAAGGTAATAGATAAGAAGCAAACTCAGACTTAGTATGCCGAGGAGCCATATTGATGATTAACCGTTTAATCTTTCCGTTCGCTATGTCCTCAAACTTCTTAGCCATGAGAGAGTGATGCCTCCCCCCAACAAATCCCGGCCACATCTGTTTGATGTACTCCATAAAAGAAGCATGAGATCTCTCCCTGATGAGAGCACTCTTGTACGTCTCAACACTCGCCAAGAATTCCTCCTGCTCGTTCGCAGGCAACTTCTCAATCAAATCTTCTAGCTTCATTCAAGGTTCCGAAAATTTATATACACAGGTCTAATCGTCCTACCCTGTCTATCAACCTTCTTTATAACACCTATATTCACAAGCCGCTTAATTATTTTAGAAGTATTAGACATACTCATCTTTCCACGCTGGTGAGCTATGTCTTTAAGAGAGGGGCTAAACCCGTACCTCTTCCACCACTCATCAATAATCAAAAACACTTCTTTCTGCACCGGGGTCATCTCTACCTCCATACATTCTTCAAACGTCATGTCACTTTTACGTGACACCATTTTTTTATTTATCTGTACTTTTAAAAACCGCATAAAAATTTTAATTTTTCTAGAAAATTATTTTGCAGAAAAATTTTAATTTTTCTACGCCGGAGTGTCTCCCCTAAAAGGGTGGGTGGGTGTCCCGCTGGAAACTTTTTCTGGGGGTGGGGGGTCTTCTAAAACCGAATCTTGTTGGGTTGGTTCGGGTGGAATAGTATGTATAGGATCTTGGGACTCCGCAACGCCGTCTGGGGGGGTCGGGAGTGGGTGGGTCTCGCCCGATAGCTCGCGCAAAAGGGTGTCCGCCTCGATGATCGTCGCATCTTCCGCGCGCCCGTTGAGCATCTCACGCAACTGCGCCATGATCTGCGCCTTCGTGTCTGCGCTCGATGAGATGGTTCGAACCTCGCGCCTCTCAGTGAAAGCCGACACCTCTGTGACTGTGCCAAGTACCTTCGCGCTCGCCACTTTGGTTGACTGTTTAGCCTTTGGGTCAATCAGTACTTGGACAAGGGATTGGATTACCAACTCCCTCAAAGCAACTGGGGTGCGATGTTTCGATGCCTCAATTGCCAGCTTGTAAGCCTCTACCTCAGCGGATATTCTCGGGTCAGACGCTACGCGATATGGCTCACCCGCCATAGTCGCGGGCGTAGCGTTCGGTTTGTATGCTTTGCGGTATGCGTCTGCCTTCGTCTTGCCCATTGCCAACTCCCTTGCGAATGCCTGTTGTTTGCCTGTGAGTGCCTTGTGTGTGACCCCAAACAATTCTGTTACTGGGACTTGTTCTAAGCCCTCCCTGATCTGCTTCCTCGTTAATGCTTTCATGTGTGTTCTCTCTCTCCTGTATTGGGGGAATAGGAAGCAAAGCCGACCCGCTTCGCTATGTCCTTACGGGCGCGATTGGAACAGAAAAATTTTAATTTTTCTAGCCCTTTTAGGCTGCTTGTTTCTGTAATGATTTTGTGTTCAAAATGAATTCTTGAATCACTGCACTTTTGAAACCAAAAGGATTACATAGGGAAAATACCTAGCGTTGATTTTAAAGGCTTTTTTGATACATGGCACGATTCTATTATGCTATATATGTGTAAGGCACAACATTTCGTTACACTGCTTTACACCAAGTTACAAAGGACTCAAAATGATACATGAGAAGCACGATAGCAAGACCGAAGCTCAAGCCTACCTTGAGGACATGAAACAACAACGCGAAGAAGCTCGTATCGCTCTCGCTGAGCAAGTTCGGATTGACTGGGCTCAGCATCATGGCAATGACTCAGGATTCGACCGCTACGCCCATTACGAATAAACCAACCACCAAAGGAAAAACCATGAACCTCTACCGACTCAGCCTAATGATCGACAAAAAAGCCGATGCCCTTGGACTTGATTCAAGTGAAATTTTAATTATTAAAACCGCCCACCGCGCCACTGGCGCGACCTATGGCGAATGCTTCCTTGCACTGGTCAAAGCCGATTGGGACTTGCCTGTGGCTTGTCGCGCCATCTCCGAACTCCACGAAACCAACTAAGGAAAAACCATGCAAAACACGCAACCCGACCACTGCCACTTCTTCGCCTCATCCGCTTTCACTTACATCACAACCACCGAAAAGCGAGACCTCCGGCAACTTATCAAGCACATGGATAAAGAGGGCTACGCCTACAACCTTTTTCTTGTCCCTGTACCGCATACCCACGAGTACGAGATCAACCTGTACCAACCGCAAGTTGAGGGGACTCAGTGGCTAGGATTCTTCGACAAGAAAAAAACGCGCTGAGTACTGCCTGAAGCCCTCCTGTGAGGGCTTTGGGGATTATTTACCACCAACCAAAGGAGAGACCATGAAAACCTATGAATTCAAGATCGCAAAACACTTTGTGTCTGCCCTCATCAACGACGATGAATCAGGCTTGACCGATGACGAGGGGGCGCAACTGTGGCAATGGGAACAAAACCTCCCCAACCATTACCACCTCAAAGCACCGATGCACAAGGTCTTTGATGTGTCACCCGATGAGGGTGAAAACCTCGATCAATGTGAGGTCTGCGGGTTACTCGCTGACTGTGCCACCCTGACAGTTAATTACATCTAAAGGAGACCATCCGATGACTGACGCAGAAAAAATTGAAAAACTGGGCGAGGCTTTGAATAACCTTTACCAATCCGCAGACCACTACATTGAGGATAAATCTTGGCTTGGCGAATTGCTCAATGACATTGACCGCGCACAAGCATTACTCCAACAAATTGAAATGGGAAAAAAATCATGAATGCCATTGTCCTAGACACGCCCGAAAAGATCGCCCGCTTCCGCCTTCTAGCCCTTCGGGGGGCTTTGCGCCTTGAGATCGCGGGCATGAAAAAGCGGGGTCAATCCGCTTATCAGACCCTCAAAAACGAGGGCTATACCGGCACACGCGCCCAAGTACTTGAGCAACTTCATAACCACCTAGAAACCACAAAGGAGACCATCCGATGACCAACCTCAACAACCTTATCTGTGACGCTAAAGCGGGGAAACCCGCCACCCTGACCGATGCACAAAAGCACGATTTACTCTGCATGGTGAGCAAATATTGCAGACGCGAAACAGTCAACAAACTGGCGCGACGGATTAACCTTCCTTTGTCCCTTTGGCAAGATGCGGGGCTTTTCTCTCGCGTAACTGTTGACGATGGAGGGGTGAACTATATCTGCGGGCAATCATGGCGCGATGAGATGCGAACACTTCGCGACCTGATTTTGTACAAGTGAGGATGCTATGAACTACCCACCCGCTTACATCATCGACATGGGCTATAAATTCGAGCGCACAAAAAGCAGCGCACGAGCGAAAACCTACCGCACTTGGCTAGCCCAAGCCACCGCCAAAGACCCCGCCAACCGCCTTGAGATCGTCCGATTGTTTGAGATAGGTAGGGCAGAGGCTAGATAACCGCCTGAAGCCCTTTTTGAGGGCTTTGGAGGGTACTTTTGCCCGCAAAGGAGAAAACTAAATGCAAACACGAACACGCAAGACACCGCAAGGCTACATGACCGAGACCAATATTTTATTGAGCGACTCAATGCAGTTATCCCTTACGACCATGAAAAGATCATCCGGTAACCTGACGACCACCGCAGTTGTGACCATCCGAGAGGGTCAGTTTTTCTCGCACCGGATGTTTCACGACTACAACAAAACGCTTTTGACAAGCCGTGTCGCCCGATGCACACCCAAAGCATTAGAGACCCAACACGCCCAAGCCTTGCAGAATTTGGACGTTATCCGCGACACAGTAAACCACCATTACGCAACCCTGAACTAAAGGAGACCATCCGATGAACAAATTAGAAGCACACAAATACCACACCGAGGAACTAGCCAAGCATGGATGGCACGTTCTGCACATGCTACACATTGACGACATTAGAGACCGCATCAACGCAGGCACAGAGATTGTAGAGATGCCCTCCGATGCAGTACTGAATGACGCTTGCGCTTACGTTGCTAGCGGGCACGACTTCCACGACTACGCAGACTGCGTAGATTGGGCGGTGAGCATGCTTCACGAATGGAAAGAGGAGGGTTCAATATGAAAACATCCGAACACTTTGCACTTGACGAATGGCTGTCTGACTACCCCGACAACCTGACCTATGACCAAGTAATAACCATCTTGCGCGACCCTGAGAACACATGGTGCGCTGATGACATTACTGTTTGGGAAGTGGTAGAGGACTGCACTTGTGACCAAGTGGCGGGATTTATTGAGAGCACAAAGAAACATTTTGAAAGGGTTACATCATGAAAGACGATTCTTATGAACGCATTGACAAAATGTGGGAGGTCAAAGCTATGGAAGAAAGACAACTTTTAAAAGCCAAGATTAAAGAACTGTTGGATGAAAACCATCCGGCAGAACTTGAGCGACTGACTGGCGCGAGCGAAACCTTGTGCTATCAGATCGTGCATGAGATCTACAAAGACGGAGGCTTGCACGAACCCCAGTATTGGGAAGCCGAGCGAGTGGGTGACATTTGGGCTATCTACGGCAAGACTTTTGCGGGTGAATACATAGATGCCAATGGCGATTGCCTTGCGTTTGATACAGAGGAAGAGGCTAACGAATACATAAAGGAGTCCATCCGATGAAGACACGTAAAGAAAAAATTGATGCCATGACTCGTTATGAATTGCAATACTTATTAGATAACCCCGAATGGCTAGAAGACAACGTGCTTTTCTTTGCCAAAGGTGGCTTTACCAC